GTAATTGGTACTAACGTAGCTTTGGTGCAAAACAGCGGTTTGACGTCTACTGGCGATAGCCGCGTAGCCGTTGCATCGTCTGCAACCACTGGAACACTGCCCATGAACGTTGTTGACGTTGTCCAAGACACGTCTTATGTCAACAGTTCTGGCAACGTTGTGTTCCCCGAGGTCATCGTTCGTTGGAACTTTGAGATTCATACAACCACTATCGCTTCTGGCGTTTGATCTAAGGAGTAAATAAAAATGGCAATTTCACGCGCACAACTGCTGAAAGAGCTGCTCCCCGGTCTGAACGCCCTGTTCGGTATGGAGTACGCTCGCTACGGCGAAGAGCACAAGGAAATCTACGAGACCGAGACTTCCGAGCGTTCGTTTGAAGAGGAAACCAAACTGTCTGGCTTCTCCGCCGCTCCGGTGAAGAACGAGGGCAGTGCGATTGCTTATGACAACGCGCAAGAGGCTTGGACGACTCGCTACACCCACGAAACCATTGCCCTGGGTTTCTCGATCACCGAAGAGGCGATTGAAGACAACCTGTATGACAGCCTGTCTGGCCGTTATACCAAGGCTCTGGCTCGTGCCATGGCTTACACCAAGCAGGTGAAAGCCGCTGCCGTGTTGAACAACGGTTTCTCCAGCACCTACCCCGGTGGTGATGGCGTTTCCCTGTTCAATGCGAACCACCCCCTGGTGTCGGGTGGCGTCAACAGCAACACTCCCGGTACTCAGGTTGACCTGAACGAGACTTCCCTGGAAGCCGCCGTTATTCAGATCGCAGCCTGGACCGACGAGCGTGGCCTGCTGATCGCAGCCAAGCCCAAGAAGATGATTGTTCCCCCGAGCCTGATGTTCGTTGCCAAGCGTCTGCTTGACACTGAACTGCGGGTTGCAACTGCTGATAACGACATCAACGCTATCAAGCAGATGGGCGCAATCCCCGACGGTTACACCGTCAACCACTGGCTGACTGACAACAATGCATGGTTCCTGACCACCGATGTTCCCAACGGCATGAAGCACTTTGTGCGGACCCCGTTGCAGAACTCGATGGACGGTGACTTTGACACTGGCAACGTCCGCTACAAGGCCCGCGAGCGTTATTCGTTCGGCTGGTCTGACCCCCTGGGCATGTGGGGTTCGTCGGGTTCGACCTGATGAGGTGTTGGCGGTGAGTAACCGCTAATCCGGACGGGGGCCTTGTGCCCCCGTTTCTTTTGCATTTAAACGCTTGCACGGCACGTTTAAATCAGATATATTGGCCTCATTCCGGGGTTTCCGGCGTTTCTGACAGTCCCGGCTGACGACAAGCAGACAGAGCGCCCACAGTTAACTCGCTTGTGAGGATCAAATGGCAAACACCACCTTCAACGGCCCAGTTCGGTCGCAAAACGGCTTTCAATCTATCACCACCAACAGCACCACTGGCGCTGTTACTGTGAACGCCACTTTTGGCGCGGCCACCAGTGTGACCGACCTAACGACCACAAATTTGGTCTTTACCGACCAAAACCACCCCACCACTGCCGCAATCAACGCTACGGCCACCGCCACCGCAGCAGAAGTTGCAACGGGTTACATCACCTCCACATCAGCGGCTCCAACGACCATTACGCTGCCCACGGGCACGGCGCTTGGTGCCGCTATTGGTGCGGTCAGAGGTACCGTTCTTGACCTGTACGTGGACAACACTGCTGGCGCATCGACCGTGACCATTGCTGTTGCTACCAACGGCATCTTGTCCAGCGCTGCTGCGGACACTCCCGGCTCGTTTGGCGACTTGACCATCGCATCTGGCGCTACTGGCCTTGCCCGGTTCACCATCATGTTCTCCAGTGCCACCGCCTACGTGTTTACCCGTACGGCTTAATAGGAGCGCATCATGACGATGCAGTATGACGTAAAGTCGAAACACATGACCTCTTCGGGCGTGGCGGTAAACTACCGAACACGCCTCAAGGGGGCCGTTGTGTCGGCAAACACTAGTGCGGCGGCGCGGCACACGGTGTTTGCAAACAATGTGATGCAAACGGGCACTTACGGGCGGTCTACGACCACTGTGACGGTGACTATCACCAATCATGGCCTCACTACTGGGGACCGCGTTTGGTTGGACTTTTCTGCTGGCACAGGTGGTACGGCAACGGATAACATCTATTCGGTCACGGTTTCAGATGCCAATACGTTCACGGTAACGGACTCTGCCAGTGGCACCATCACCGGGTCTCCTGCGGTGTCGATGTACGCTGACATTTTGATGGAAGCAGATTCGTACAACGCGACTGCGTTTCCTGTGGTGATTCCGGGCGAAGGAATTTTGGCCAAAGACGGTATTTTTGTTGGTTTGGTCGCAAACGTAACAACCACTTTGTTCTATGGCTAAGACCGCAGCATGGACTCGCAAGGAAGGCAAGAACCCCAAAGGCGGACTCAACGCCAAGGGGCGAGCCTCCTACAACAAAGCCAACCCTGGCAAGCCTGGGCTCAAGCCCCCGCAGCCCGAGGGCGGCTCACGCCGAGACTCTTTCTGCGCCCGCATGGAAGGCATGAAGAAGAAGCTGACCGGCGAGAAGGCCAAGAAAGACCCGAACAGTCGCATCAACAAAAGCTTGAGAGCTTGGAATTGCTGACATGAGCCAGAATCACGACACCGTCAAGAACGCGCTGGACATTGTTTCGGTGGTTGCAACCATTGGCTCGTTCTTGGAATTGCTCACGCCGGTATTTGGCCTGATTGGTGCGATCTGGACACTGATGCGCATCGCTGAGATGGTCTCTGGCAAGACGTTTGCGGAGCTGATCCGCCGAAAGAAAGCAGATGCCGAGCAAGAGTAAGGCGCAGCACAACTTGATGGCGATGGTTGCAAATAACCCATCTGCCGCCAAGCGCAAAGGAATCCCTCAGTCTGTCGGTCAGGAGTTCATGAAGGCAGACAAGGGTCGGAGGTTTGGTTCTGGCAACCGCGCAGATGCGCAGGTAATCAACAGGCCCAAAACCAATCAAGGCAAGATGGAACTTTTCTCAAGAGGTGGTGACATGAAAGAGTCGAAAGAGATGATGAAGAAGGAAGTGTCGTTCATGAAAAAGAAGGGTGCTCCAAAGTCCATGATCAAGCATGAGATGGCCGAGGCTGGCATGAAGAAAATGGCCAACGGCGGCATCACCAAAGCCAAGATGGGCGCTGTTCGCACTGCCGCTCCCAGCAAAGATGGTCTGGCCGCCAAAGGTAAGACCAAAGGCACCATGGTCAAGATGTCTGGAAGCAAGCCCCTGGGCATGAAAAAGGGCGGCTACGCCTGCTAATTGGAGGCCGACATGGCTAAAAGACGTATTCGCGCAGCAGAGCTTGCGGGTTTGGCCGCGCTTGGCGCTTTTGGTTACAACTTCTTTGGCCCAGGGCGCGACAAAAAGGCTGGGGAAAGACGTGCTGACGTAGAGTATCGAGGGACTGATCGTCCGCCCGCAGAAAGTGTTGCAGCCGCCCCAGCAGCCCCCGCAGTTTCGACGGCCCCACAAGCTCAAAGACCTGTGGCCAGCGTTGATGACGGCGACATTGGCCGGTTTGCGGATGTTGGGTCCAACTTTAACGAAACTGGACAACCGTACAATCCTGTTGGGTCGTCTGCCACTTATCGTCCGCGCCCTCGCCCTCCTTTTGTCGCCGACGATTCTCAGCGCAGGGCTAATGCCGCTGCTGATGCGATGTACGAAAATCGCGCGTCTGCTAATCGGCGCACCAGTGTTGATCCCACCACTCTAGAGGGATATGGTGTAAACGAAGTTGGTCGTGGCAGGGCTCCCGTCTCGCGTGTTAATGCAAGCGCCCGCCAATACAACCAAGACAGCCAAGGGAATCGAGCAGGAACTCAAGCTGATGGCGGCCCGCCAATCACAGAAGAAATGCGTCGAAACCCAGTCGCAAGGATTCCCGGTCAAGATGCCAGGGCACCTGAAGATGGTCGTCGCGTGACTGGCGGCAATATCTCAAGGAATCTTGCAAATATGGCGGCTGCCCTTGGTCCAACCAGGGCTGCCGGATTTGGTAATGCCGCAGTTGAGGCCGCAACTGCAAGGGGTGCCCTTCAAAGGGCTGCTGCTGCACGGGCGGAGCGAACAGAAGCTGCTCGTCGCGGTCAAACGCCAACCAACCTCACGAGCACAAAATCAAGTTCAACCGCCAGGACGAACGAAGCCTCCAAGCGGACAAGAAAGTTTGACGAAGACTCTGAGAACGTTGAGTTTAAACGTGGCGGGAAGACAAAGGCCATGCCAAAGAAGATGGCTTCTGGCGGCATGTCGTCTGCATCCAAACGCGCTGACGGCATTGCCTCCAAAGGCAAGACCAAGTGCAAAATGTACTAAGGGCAAACCATGTCAGAAAAACCCAGGAAACCCAAGCAAGTCTTGAACCCTGCTGAACAGCAAATGATTCAGGAGGAAAAGGACAAGCAGATGGCCCCCAAGCTGGAAAGTGCTTACAACAAGGCGCTGACCACCACGGTTCCCGCTCCCGCCCCGGTTGACAAAAAAGCCAAGGGTGGCGTCACTCGCGCCGACGGCTGCATCACTAAGGGCCACACCCGTGGCAAGATGGTGTAAATATGATGTCCAGCCGTGGCATGGGGGCCATCAACCCCAGCAAGATGCCCAAGAAGAAGGTCATCCATCGTAAGGATGACCCGAATACCGTGGACATGTACGCGGCTGGCGGCGAGGTGGAATCAAAATTTGAGCCGGTTAAACCAAACTATGGCATGAGAGCCATGGGTGGCTCTGGAGAGACTGGTTCCGGTGCTGGCGGACGGTTTACGGTTCAAAAAAATCTTGGCAAAGACCTTGACCTTGAGGCGTATCTGGAAGGTCAAGCGTTTAAACCAAAGGGTATGTCGCCTAAAGGTGAGATAACAGGTGGCGGAGTTAAATTGACCAAGAGGTTTGCCAAGGGTGGCAAGACAGAATCCAAGGTCAATCAGGCTGGTGTCTACACCAAGCCGGGTATGCGCAAGTCGCTGTTTGAGTCAATCAAGTCTCGGGCGGTGCAGGGCACAGGCGCAGGCCAATGGTCGGCCCGCAAGGCACAGTTATTGGCCAAGCAGTACAAAGCGAAAGGCGGTGGTTATCGTGGCTAAAAGAAAAGCTCTTGGAACACTTGCTGCCCTTGGTGCGCTTGGTGCCATAGGCGCGGCTGCGTCACGAGGGCGCTCGGCTTCAAATGGGCCCCGGAAATTGGTGCTTTCGGATAGTTCCGGTGGCAGGGAAGAAATCGACCCGTTTTACAGGGATGTCGCAGAGGACATAACCAGTAAGCCCTTAATGACCAGGGGAAAAACTGCGGCTCAAGTCGCAGAGATGGTAAGAAACCCCATTGGCCGTGAAGCGACAGATTCAGAAATGAGACGCATTGCCGATATGGCGGAGCAGCTTCGCGGCAAGAAGTATGCTCGCACCGCAGCAGGAGCGCCAATTTTTACGGCGGACGGGGATGCCGTGCAGTTTGGTTCTAATAACCCCCAGCCGATGTATGGCATGAAAAAAGGAGGCAAAGTGTCGTCCGCAAAAAGCGGCAAAACTGCCTCTGCATCGAGGCGCGGAGATGGTATTGTTCAACGGGGTAAAACTCGCGGCAAGATGGTATGAAAGACCCGCAGCAATCGCTCAAGGACTGGGGTGACCAGAAGTGGCGCACCAAGTCCGGCAAACCGTCTTCCAAGACGGGGGAGCGATATCTGCCTGAGAAAGCCATCAAGGCTCTCAGCCCAGCCGAGTATGCCGCTACGACTCGTGCCAAGCGGGCAGGCAAGAAGGCCGGGAAGCAGTTTGTGAAGCAGCCGCCCAAAGTGGCGGCAAAGACAGCAAGGTATCGGTGATGGCTACCACATCCGGCGCAAGCAGTTTTAACCTTGACCTGACCGAGTTGGTCGAGGAGGCGTTTGAACGCGCCGGTTCAGAGTTGCGCACGGGCTATGACCTCAAAACTGCCCGACGCAGTTTAAACATCATGTTTGCCGATTGGGCGAACCGTGGCATCAACCTCTGGACGATTGAGCAGGGCACGATTGACCTTGTGCCGGGGCAGAACACCTACGCTTTGCCGACCGACACGATTGATCTTCTGGAGCATGTGATCCGCACTGGGGCCAACGTGGCGG